CCAGGTTTGGGCGTAGAAAATCTTGCAGCAGTTCCGGTATCTGGGTCATTACGTGTTCCAATATTTCCTTGTTGAACTTGCCTATCTCTTGGCTTATTGTTAAAAAGAGCCTGTGTTGGTTTTTTCTTTTTGTTTTGAACAGCGCCTCGAACAACTTTTTTAAGTCCTTCTTTAATAAGTGTGCCAGCCATTTTAGTTTCCTCCTGAAATTGTATTGTCACCGCCAGCAGGAGAAGCATTCATCTCCATGTCGTCACGGCGTGTTCTACGTGATTGATTACGCAGTCCTTCAACTGCATTTTGATATTGTTGTTCGTAAACTGGTGTTACGCTAAAGTTCTTCATAAAGTTGGTAGCTTCAATCATGCAGCCATAAAACAAGGCATCATAACAAAAGTCTGAGTAGTAATTATTTTGATTGGTGCTGGTCAAAGCAGATGGCTTAACGACATAGACAAGCTCACCACTGTAAGTAGCGCTTGCAGTAGGAGCAAAAACAATGTTGGTATTTGTTTTTCTTGCATAGTACTTTGGTGTTCCTGTGCTGGCGCTTACAGGCCAGTAGTCGTTAATAAATTCATCTGTTCTTTGTAGTAATCCAATCTTACTTCCCGATTCTTTAATGTGAATATTTTTTATAACACGTGTGTTATCAGGAAGGGTAAATGTATTTGTATCCGATGTAAGGGTAATAGACGTAGCAGTAACTAAGCCATAATCATCCAAAGCTTTAGTTAGTCGTTCTTCAACACGATTAACCATCTGTGGAATATAAGCTATAAACTCAGAACCATCGTTCTCAGTTGCACCTATAATATCATTTACAAGATATGTATAATTAGCCATAATAAATTGTTACCGTTGATGCAGTTGTAGGACACTCGACAACTACTGGGCCGCCCATGCGAACACCTGTGTCTGTAAGGTATGCTTCCGTTACATCTGAATTAGTTGTATTTGTGAATTTAATAATACCACCATTAGAGTTTCCAAAAGCATCTACAGATGTTCCAGTGATAATAAACTCACCTACACCCTGTGCATGTACCCCTCTAATTCTAGTATCGGTTAGCGTAACGCCGCTTACAGTGTCTACTGCTGTATTGACTAGCGTAGTATTGCAGGTAACGTATGCTACTCTAAGATTTGCCGACATGTTGTTTGCTCCTATGTAAAAACTATAATAGCTATATTATACTAAAAAAGGGCGCAGGATACAACTCCCACGCCCTTCTATTTTTAGTCTATAGCTAAACTAATGCTTATGCACCAGCGTTACCATAGAAACCTCTCCAGTCTGACCAACCAAAGCTATAACGCTCACGAGCTTTAAAGCGAAGGTTACCAGTGTCGAAGTCTGGTTCCATCTTAGTCTGAAGCGGCGAACGTACGAACATTTTCGCACCATTCGGGCAATCAGTCTTGATGAAGAAAGCATTCGTATCGGTGAAGCGGCGGTTTACATAGAAGCCACCAGGTACTAGACCTTGGTTACGGATGCTGTTGATGTCATTCACGTTTGTTACACCTGAATCAGAAACGATTGTGGTGGACAAAGCAGAGTTCAGAATCTGGTCTGCAGTGAATGCGAGGTCTGATGGAATGTGCAGGCTTTCGGCTTGCGCACCAATCAGGATACCACGGTCATCTTTTGTTTTAGAAATTGCAATCAATGCAGTTTCCAGTGAGGCTTCCGAAAGGTCGGCAGCGGAAAGCAGGTTGCTTTGGTCGCCATCGCCAATCGTAGCGTGTGATGCTGAGAACAACGGGTCACCGTCACCACCAGCGTAAGAAGCGTTAAAGCCGTTATTGAAAACGTCAGCAGCTTTTACCTGTTTGGTGTTTGCCATCGCACGGGCCAGACCTTTGGCACGTAGTTTAGCAAATGTGTCATACAGATTGTCTTCCATAGCTTCTTCTGTGATGGCGAAGCCAAGAGCAACAGTCTCGTGTGTGTAACGAGCAGTGTAGCTTTCTTGAGCGTCATCATAAGACACAGCAGCGCCTTCACCTTTAACAGGTGCAGTGCCGAAGCCAGTGAAAAGAACTTCTTCTTCAAATGCACGGTCTGAGTTTTCAACGTCAAACAACGGTGCATGTTCGTCAGATACTTCTCCATACTCAACGCCGAATACAGCGTTAAGACCTGGGAGAAGCTCTTTGGAAATACTTCCTCTATTAATAGCCATTTTTAATTATCTCCCTTAGTTGGTTACCGTAACAGGTGTTTCAACCAGTACGTTTACGAAGTTCTGTTGGTTAGTGGCGTTCATTTGAACTTCCATACGAGTGTATGGGTCACCAACAGCATTGCCAGGTTCATCTACAATACCGACAACACGGAACAGGCCAGCAGCCGATGTACCCACGCTACCTGCAGTAGTCAAGGCGGTGATTGTTGAACGACCAGTGAACGTAGAACCAGCAGCAATGTTTGATGCGGCTACGTTTTTGCCAACAATACCAGCAGCAACAGTAGTGTCTGAGCTAATGATATATGTTTGGTCTGTGTCGTCATTTACATACCCGACAGCATCTGTTGCTGATACGCCAGAATAATAAGGTTTAAAGTACTGCTCCCCGTCAGCTACATAACTGCAGCCTTGGAAAATACCGATTGGCATTTCAGTAGAGGTAACAAGCGGAACAAGTGAACCACCTGACAAGCGCACAGGAGTACCTGTGTACATTGCACTTGCGCCTGAAGCAATTGGGTACGAAGTTGCACCAGAGCTTTGAGGCGAGTTACCACGAACACGAGAAGGAGTCAAACCAGTAATTTGCTTAGTAGTCATATTATAAGTCTCCTTAAATTGTGAAAAATGTGTACCAAGGCTGCAGTTCTATTAATTAATTTTTAATCAAAAGATGGTGTGCGACCTTTGGTTACGTTTGATTTACTTTGATTTCTTACAGGCATCTTACGGTCTGAAGCATTCTCAAGTTGAGAGTTAACTGCGTCAACCATTTCAGCAGATGCGTTTTCAAAGTGACGTTGCCGTGATTCTGCACGTCTTGTGGGCATTTTGGCAAGGGCCAAGTCCCCACGGCAAACAGTACCAGAATAACGACCATCTTCTTTAACCATTGATGTATGTCCTAGTTCAGGTACTTCGTCCAGAGAAACAAATTCCCAGCCTTCGGCTAGTCTTTTCCCGACATTTGTGTAATCATCCTTGCCCTTAAGGGAGATTCGTATCCAACGTAATTTCATTCCTTGGTCACTAAATCTTTCTGTAACAAAGTTTGGAATATCTAAAAGGCTTGGTTCGACATAAACGTCATCGTTTTCTCTTGTATCCAGTTCACGACTCTGGGTTTCACGTGTTGTATTTCGTGCCATAAGTATATGTATCCTTTCGCAGCTATCGGTTGATTGTTGTATATTCGCCATCACCAGCTGATTCTACTTTCAGCTTTTCGGCAGCATACTGTTCAAGTGTAATTCCCCACTTTTGTGCGAGTCGTACGTCTTCTTGCGAGAGTTTAACTTTCTTATTAGACGGGGATGCTGCAGTGTGCGAAGCTCCAGCTACTACTTGAGAAGGCTGTGACGTAGCCTTCGTACGGGGTTTTTCGGCAGCAACCTCTTGGGTGTTGCCAAACTTTTGTGGAAAATTATCAGCTAGTCGCTTATCAATCTCCAAATAAAAATCATCTTCTTCTGGGTCAAAACCTTCTTCCTTAAGTTGCGCATCAATAACTAATGCAGCATTTGTAAGAATTTGGTCTTGGTTAAACCAGTCATTACTAGCGGCCCACTGATATGCTTTAAGTCCATATCCATTATAGGTTTCGCCTGTTGGCTGTTGTTCTACAGGTTCTTCTTGAGCCTGCGGTACATACGCCTCATATTGTCTTTTAGCTTCTGCAAGACGAACAATGTCTTGCTGTGCATTATTTAAATACTCTTGTGCCTGTAAAATAATATCTGAGTCACCACTATCGATTGCTCTTTTATAAGAGTCTCTAGCAATAGCAAGCTTCTCATTGACTTGGGCCTCAGAACTTTGAAGGTTTGTTCCTACTGCATCAAGGTATTCTTTTTTCTGTTGTTGAAGCTCAAGCTGCATTTGCTTGTTCTGCTCAAGAAGTTTTTCAATCTCAGCTTCACGTTCTTTCTTTTGACCGACAAGCTGTCTAATTCTTTTCTGAGCGCCAGATGTTTCAATACCTTTTTCTTCTGGTACTTCTTCTTCTGTCTTAGCTTCTTCTACAATTTCATCAGTAGCCTGTTGCTCGACTTCT